AAACGCGACAGACAAGAGCACCGAAACAAAAACGACATGGGTTGACGTTGACTCTGGACAAGCAACGGCGGTGGCCCTGTTTTTTGAGACTAAAGGCTCCAATACGACGTCCTATAATTTCGGGCTCCGAAAAAACGGGAGCACTGATGACCGCAAAACCAATATAAAATATAGCTGTGGTGCGTGGTGGATCATCGGTGCTGATGCCGGTGTATGTGAACAATATATCGCAAGTACCACGCTCGATATTTTCCTGGTCGGCTACGCCACTGCAGGCGTAACGATGCTCACTAATGCGACTGATATCTCCAGAGACGCAGCATCCTGGGCAGATCTGACGGCACTGTCTTCCGATGCTAAAATGAATTTCATCGAGATTATCACCAGCAGTTCTGCTTATACCCGCGGGCTCCGAAAAAATGGCAGCAGCGAAGATCTAACAAGGGTCGTCTATCTGCATCAGGTGGATGCGGTCGAAGCGGATTCATCGGGGATCTCAGAAGGCTATGTATCGAACACTGGGGTAGATTTTTTCGGAGTCGGCTATGCTACCGCTGTCGCAGCCGCGGCGGTTGTCCTGGCTGGCATCATCTCGACCAAATCCGTGTTGGAAGGTGTGCTGCCCGTCGCAAGAACTATTGTCGGAATCATCTCGACCAACGCGGGCCTGCCAGGAGCCTCTAAAGTTGCTCGCTCATTGGCGGGCGTCATCGGGGCGAAGGCTGCATTTATTGGCTCTCTGACCGTGGGCGCGGCTCTGATCTATCTCGCCGGGCTGATCAGTTCCCGCGTGACCTTTGTTGGTGCTCTACCGGTATCCCGAAAACTTGTTGGGGTAGTATCTACCTCCTCCGCCCTGGCCGGAGCATCCAAGATAGCGCGATCTCTTGCCGGGGCAATCGTCGCCTCATCAACGTTCTTGAGTACTGTGAAAGTTGCCCGGTCAATGGTTGGAATTATCTCGACCAAGACTGTCCTAGTCGGTGCCCTTCCGATTTCTCGAAAACTGATTGGCGTTGTGATATCGAGCAGTCTTCTCTTGGCTCATGTGAGAATGGCCTGGGCGCTGAAGGGCGTGATCTCCACCAGGGGAGCGCTCCAATCTCCGATGTCCCTGGCCCGGAAACTCGTCGGCATAGTCAGCACCAATGCAGCTTTCATCGGTCCGCTCAAAATCGCCGGGAGTCTGGTAGGAATTATTGCCACAAAAACCATGTTGGCGAGTCCGCTCCCAATAACACGGAAACTTGTGGGCATCGTCAGCACCAAGGCGACGTTCATCGGAGCCCTTCCAGTTTCTCGGAAGCTGATAGGAATAGTCATCTCCCGTAGCCTTCTTTCAGCAGCGGCGAAGATGTCCTGGGCACTGAAGGGAGTATGCAGCACCAAGGCAGCGTTCGTCGGTGCCCTTCCCACGGCCAGGAAACTGGTTGGGGTCGTCAGCACAAAAGCAGTACTCATCTCACCGCTTCCCATCGCACGAAAACTTGTGGGCGAGATCAGGACCGGATCGGTCATCCTTGGCCATCTGGTCGCCGCAAAAGCCCTGGCCGGTCTAATTGTAGTCCAGTCGATCCTGAGCCCCAAGACCGCTGTTGCGTTGGCTCTGGCCGGATCTATATTTGTTCGCGCGATCTTCCAGAGCGGGCTGGGTAGGCTCATCACCCTGGCCGGGATTATTGTATCTCGGTCGTTCTTTCTTAGTAGTTTTTCAGCCATAGTTTTGTACACCAAAGTATATTTAAGTAGTTATATGAATAAATCAATATCTCAAAACAGTTTTGTTCGAAAAAAGTTCTCTGAAAATGGTTTCATTCGAAAAATGTTCTCCGAGGATTCTGAACTATGACGAAAATCTACGAAGGGGCGGTGGGCGTGCAGATCATTCTCGCCACGGATCAGGATCTGGAGGATGCTACCAAGATGGAGATACATGTTACTCGACCAGATGGAACCGAGGCAACGTGGCCGGCCACCAAAGATGTGACGCCTGGTAGCATTATATACACAACATTAGTATCCGATCTATTGCAAATGGGATGGTACAAACTACAAGCATATGTAGAATGGGGCTCTACATCGAAGCATTTGGGAGAGACTGTTATCATGGCGATCAATAGCGAATATGAGTGATGCATGCCGAAAGTAGAATGGAAAGGAGATCAGATTCTTGCACAGGCCGAGAAGGCCGCTATGGATGGTGCTGAGGAGTGGGCGCGCGTAGATGTCCTTCCACTGGCGGATGAGAACTGCCCGACAGATTCTGGGACAATGAAGGGAACTCATGCCGTCCTCCGCACCGGGCCCCTACAAATCGAAATTGGATACGGCGGGGCGGCGGCTGCATACACAGAGAGGCAGCACGAGGACCTAACTCTGAGTCACCCCTCCGGTGAGGCCAAGTGGCTGGAGAATGCGTTCAATGCGAAGCAATCTGAGCTATCTGAGAAAGTGCGAAGCCGGGTCGCAGGTGTTCTGAAATGACATCGCTCGTAGCTGACATGATGGCTGCCCTCATCTCAGCCGGATATGCCACAGCCACAGGGACTGACATCTTCGCCTGGCAGATCCGGCCCACTCCTGCCGCTCAGCTCATGGTGATGCTGACCGGGGGAAGGCCTCCTATCCCGTCCGTGGACAGCCAGACAGCACAGCCAGGTGTCCAGATCTACGTAGTCGATGCAGATCTGGCGGCGGCGGAGGCCAAGACTGAGGCCATCCGGACATACTTTTCGACGCTAAAGGGCTCAATCCGTCAGGCCATATGGGCGGCAAGGTCAACGCCCGTCTATCTAGGCCAACTGGAAGACGGGCGGCACAAGTTCGTGGTGGAATTTCAGGTTTTCGGGTGATTGTATTGATACAAAAAAAGGCAGATGTATCCACTTTCGGAGAAAAGCAGAGAACGGCTATGATCGAGGTGGAAGGCGCAGTATGCAGGCATCTGGATGAATGCCAACGGTCGAAGGTTGTGCTCTACTATCTGGATCGCTGCAGCACTTGTGATATAGCAGAAAAATTCAAAAAGTGAGGGTAAATAATGGCAGCAACTTCTGGTATGAACGGCACTCTGTGGGCCTGCGCCACAGTGGACGGAACGTATGTGAAGCTCGCAGAGCTTTCTGATCTCAAGCTGAAGATCGATGGAAAAGATATCGATACCAGCAATGTAGACGACCTGGGATGGGGCAGCAGTATCACTGGGGCGCGGTCATGGGAAGTCACGGCAACCAACAACATGATCCTCACCGATACCGCCTATGGCCTGATCATAGCGGCAGTCATGGGGGGTACGGATATCTACGTGAAGGCTCTTTCTTCCGGCACTCCAACCGTCGCAGGAAAGGGCTTCAGCGGGAAGGCTGGCGTCAACAGTGGCAGCTTGGTCCTTGCTGCGACAAATGCCCAGCAGAAAGCAGACTGGACAATCAAGGGACGCGGGGCGCTCTCTGTGGTGGCGGTCTAGGGCATGACCATCGCCGTGAGCGGCCTATCCGCCGCCCTCTATCGGGATGAGCCGGAGGAATATGTAGTGACCGCTCTCGGCTCGAACAAGGATATCTGCTTTGCCTCGAAAAACAATGCGGTTCCTGGAATCGCTATCGTGGTGGCCGGAAACAACACGGCTCTTTCGGTCGGAGTGGCCAGCTCGGACATCACAGTGTACAGCGCCACCGGTGGAACGGGATTGGCTACCAGTACCGCGGCTCAGATTGTGGCTGCAATGAATGCTTATCCAGCGGCGTTCGCGCTCATGGTAGCAAGGCTGGCCGCGGGCCAGGACGGAACCGGCATCACGGGCGCTCTCACACATACGCATGGGGCCAATGGAGTAGTCTTCACCCAGATCGCCCTGACAGATTCTGGTGATCATCTCACCTACCAGGCCGCGAAAGGCTACCGGTATTGGACATCCAGCACGCTCGTCGAGAAGCAGGTGCATGGTGCCGGCGGTTGGGTAGACATCACCAACTCCAGCACGGTCATCCTTCTGCGGGGCAGCATCACCGTATCTGCGGCGCTGAATGCAGATGATCTGGTTCGGGCCACGGGAGTTAGGCGGGCCGAGACGGCCTTCCGCAAGGTGATGCTCCTCTACGATGGCAAGCTCAAGATCGATGGCAAGGACATCGATACCACCAATCTGGACGATGTTGGCTGGGGCTCGGCTATCTCAGGGAAAAAGAGCTGGGAGTTCTCGGCAGGAGCGTTCTACTATGACGGCTCAATTCCAATCAGCGAGATTGGATCCACCCTCATAGCGAAGTTCTATGCGATCTATGCGACCGCAAAGAGCTTTGTCGGATACGGGACGCTCCAATCACTGGAGAATATTCTCGCCAATACAAACGACGCTCAGAAGCAGACGATCACCTGCAAGGGCGCAGGCGAGATATATCCGGAATGAGGATGAGGATAGCATGCTCGTAGATCAAGAATCAGAGTTCTGGAAGTACATAGAACAGCATCCAGGCAGAACAATCCTGGTCGGAAAGCTGCTCGGCGAAATTAAGGTGCGAATGGAAGACGGGCGCGAGATCATTGTCCCGTCTTTAGAACTATTGCCGGAATAGATACACTCATGAGGGCCGTGATGATCCAAACGGTGAGCGGCTCCCTCAGAGAGATGATATACCAAGAAAGCTGAGGGAGAAAAGATGAAAATGAAGGTCCAACTAATCAATTGCTCGCTATCGATCCAGAAGATACGAGAATCGATAACGAGCCACAGATTCCATATGCATAATGGCACACTAATCAGCCACACACAACACACAATAGAAGTGGACATCTGGGGGAAAAAAGATGACAAATGAAGATACTGGAAAGAGTTTCGTCGCGTTGGACATGGACGAGACCAGGGAACTGAGATGGAATTTCAGGAACATGCAGAAGTTCGAGACCCGGGCAAAAGACCTGATCAAGCGCCTCGACCTCAAAAATGATCGAGGCCAGCCGATATATAACATGGCAATCAATACCGGGTTCGTTCTGGCCAATTTCATCAAGATTGCCGACATCCTGGAGGCCGCCGTGGCCGCGGCAACAGGCATATCCGGCCTAGAGGGAAAGAAGGGTGAGCCATCGGAGGCATCCGTGGCCATACAGGGATACCTCGACCGGGCCGGGGATCTGGAGACCCTCCAGCGAGAAATATACCGATCCTACCTGGTCGTCAATGACCCTTCTTATATTGGGGAGTGGCAGGAAAACATCGTCCGGGAAGCCGAGACCAAGAAGATCAACCGGGAGAAGGGAGAGGCCAGGATCGAAATAGCTCGGATGGAGCTTGCGGACGATCTGAAGAAGATCGAGACCCTCAAAAAGATTTCTGGCAATCAGTCTACCGCCTAGGTCTGATCGAGCTGGGCCTCCAGCCAGACCAGCTCCTTTCTCTGACCACGAACGAACTGAATGCTCTCTATGAGCATCAGCAGAAACAGAAGGCATGGGACCGGGAGACCGCGGCTTTTTCGGGCTACTGCGCCGGCCTGGCGTTCGCTTTGGCCTGGAACGGAAAGCTGGAAGGGTTCGCGTCATTCTATCATGTGCCTGAAGCGCCGGCGCAGGAAGCGCCCACCACCGAAGAGCACATTGAGATGATGAGGGAACGGGGCGAAGGCGGGCCGCCCGTTTCCACTTAATTTTTTTTGTATAGATTATAAACTAACAATCCCAACAGTCAACTTTCGATATCAGCGGAGCTACTACATGGTCGAAGCGGGTCGAGTCACGGCAGTCATAGACGGCGATATTTCCGCCCTCACGTCCAAGCTAGCCCAGACCAGGAGCCAGGCCACGGCAGCGGCATCTGGCATAGAATCCGAGATGAAAGGGAAGCTGTCTGGCGGAAAGTTCGGAGCCATCGGGCAGTCCATAGGCTCGGATCTGGTGGGCGGCATATCCGGAGGCCTGGGTCCGCTGGGGAACGTGGCTGGATCTGTCGCTACCAGCCTCGGACCCGTCGGGATAGTCGCTATGGCGGGCGTGGCGGGTGTGGTTGCCCTCGGCGCGGCATCAGTCCAAACTGCCGCGCAGTGGCAGACCATGATGGCCAGCATCTCCAAGACGACGGGCATCGAGGGGACCGGCTTGACGGAAATGTCCTCCACGCTCCAGCAGATCCGCATGGAGACCGGGGCCACCGCAGACGCCATCAGTGGGGCAGTCATCACTGCAGGCTCGATTGGTGTCCCTACCGCAGAGTTGGCGGGATTCGCAGAAACCTCTCTCCAGATGGCTTCTGCCTTCGGCATGGGAGCCGACGCCGCAGCCGGGGCTATGGGAAAAATCGGCAACGTCGTCAAGCCGGCTGAGATGTCCTGGGTGGAGTTCGCGAACAAAGCGGGCTCAAGCGTCAATGCGCTCGCGGACAGCATGGCCACGTCCGAGAGCGAGATCCTAACAGGCATGACCCACCTGGGCGCTACGATGGGCCTGCTCAAGCCTCCGGCGGACACGATCCCAGCTTGGACTGCGTTGGTTGCTACGGTGCAGAGCCTGGGCCTGTCAGGAGACGCGGCAGGCGAGGCCATCCAGGACGCCCTGAACTATTCGCTGAAAGACGCGAAGGGCGCGATCTCCGGTATGCTGGGAAAGACATCCGAGGAGCTGCAACTCGATCTCAGGACCAATGCGCCTGAAGTTCTTCAGGAAGTGGCAACTGCTATATCCGCTCTCCCGCTCGATGAGCAGGGAGCGGCGCTCGCTCAGTTCGGATCGACTGGCAGCAAGGCCATAGCGTTGCTCATGGGCGATATCGACAAGACGACGGGCGACTTCAAGCTGCTCGGAACTGCCATAGACACCTCCGACAAGGCATGGAAAGAGGGCACCGGGCTCGTGGATTCCTATGCGAAGTCTCAGCAGACTATGGACGCGGCCCTGTCGAAACTGTCCGCCTCGCTCGATGTGGCCGGACAGAAAGCAGGCACCGTCCTCTTACCGGCCCTGACCGATCTCATCAATGTCCTGACCGGCGGCGTACAGGCAGCGATGGCTTTCGGGGATGGCATAGGCGGCATATGGGATTCCATCGCCAGCGGAGATGCATCGAAATCTATCGGTCAGATTGCGGGTGGAGACCTACTGGGCGGACTGGAAAACCTGCTCGGATATGACATCAACGATTACAAGGCTTCCGGGAAGAAAACCGGAGACGCTATAGCAGATGGCATCAAGAATTCTGACGCCCTGAAGAACGCGCCAGGAGATGCTCTTGGATCAGAAACCGCGCTTGATGCCACTAAAAACGCGGCGAAGACAAATGCGGAAGTATTTTCAGATACCCAAGCAGCATATATCAAATCACATTCCAGCGGTGGATATAGTCTGGCCCAAATGGCCGGCGAATGGGTAAAAATCAAAAACGCGAAAGGAGAATTAGTAGACTTCTTCACCGGCGGCATGGCGGGCCAAGCATCCTCGGATGAGGATCAATATTTCAATCGTCAATTTGAGTATCTGGGAAAACAGTTCAAACTTGCTATGACGGAGACCACTCAGGGGGATTGGAACGATGTTTGGACTATAGGAAACGCAAAAACCTCCACCA